ATAATTTTCAACTATAGAAAAGGTTGGAGATGTTATTTGGGCTGTGCTGGTTGATTCTGCGTTTGTAATATCTGTTCCGTCATATGATGCACTTGTATCTGGCGGGTTTGCACCATTACTAAAAGATGCAATCAGTTCGGGGCCACCTGTAGCCACTCCTGAACTCACATACTCGGACGGGGTTGTTACGTCTGCGCGGCCTGTGGATTCTTCGAGTTGGACATTGGTAAACAGCACCTTAATAGGGGCAGAGCCAGTTACAGTTCTGTTATCTATACCCCAACTAATATCCCCATCAATAGTAAAAGTAATAGGAATAGCGATTCTCCGTAACTCACCATCAGATAAAGTTACTCCAACTATTGATCTGTCTGTACCATAAGTATTTTGAACTCTCACGTCTACCCTATCAGCACCGCTTATTCTTTGAATATCAGCAGAGAGGATAAAGCTCCTGCCAACAAGACTCTCAGCCTGAGATATTAGCATGAAGTAGTAACTGTTATTTGTGCCTGTAAGCTCTAAAGTATCTGCTTCTGCTACACCATTAACTTGCAACCACAGGGAGTTTTTAGTGTTATCCTCACTAAAGGGAACAAGATTCTCAACAGGACGCGCACCATAGACCCGCAGGGCTTCCGCAGGGACTTCATGCCAGTTACCTTCATGGTCTGGCACAAGACGATTGCCGTCTGTGTCTCCTATGGATGGCAGAGTCAGACCTTCGTTAGTAGACGCACCGACAAAGTTGGCTACAGCACGACTGACCGCAGCACCAAGGGAGTTTAGAGTAGCACCAAACATGGTTTCTTATTCCGCTTCTGAAATGTAGATAGATCCAGATGTACCGGCAGTGATTACTGAGAAAGTATCGTTCTTGTTGTACCGGACGTACTCAATGGCACCGGCAGGAAGATATACTGATGATGTTGTGGCTGTTGCATTGAAAGCGTAGAAACAAGGGATGTCAGAAACAATCCTGATTACACCGTCATTGGTCTGCTGGGTAAATGCAGCAGCAGATGCAGCAGTACCGCTAATTGCAAGTTTTTCTGTTGAAACAGGCTTCACCGCTTGGGCGATGCTGTTCTTTTCGTCATGTGCTAATTTCATTCTGTGGCTCCTTCATCGCGCCAAGTTCGTGTTTCTTCATCCCACCGGTACGGCCCGCCATCTTGTGGCATGGGAACCGGGGGATTCCATCCGTAACTCTGATCGTCATACTCCCAGCTTTCAAATGGCTTTGGGGGCACGAACGCGTCAACATCTCTACGGTAAGTGTAACCTATTCCAGCGAAATTTCCTCTTAATCCGGGTTCGCCACTTGGGATATTACTGTTCGGGTTGTAGTGAACCCCAGCCCTTGTGTTATAGGATGTCTGGACCCACTCGCCATCCATCATGTCGATAAAATCCTGTTCTGCAACTATGACTTGGGTAACAAGTCCGTTTTCTACCTTCGCGTAATGACTCATGCTGTATACGTCCCTGATGATGTCCACTTCACAAAAGTATAGTCACCGCTGGTCGTTACAGACGGTGAGCCTGTGACTGTGCCGGTGTACTGTTGTGTTAATATTTTAAGAATCACAACTCCTGACCCTCCATTGCCGCCAGCGTTAGGGGTGTATCCGGAATCGCCACATCCGCCACCACCACCGCCTTTACCGGATGCCCCGTTTGTGCCAGAAACATATCTGTAACCGCCATTGCCGCCACTGCCAGAGCCTCCGCTTCCGCCAGCGCCTTCACCGCCTCCACCACCGCCCCCGGCAAAAGTACCTTGGCCTTCCCAAGATGCACCAGATCCACCATTCCCTCCGATATCAAGAGTTGAGGCAACAGGCGATCCACCAGCAGAACCTTTACCGCCACCACCACCTCCAGCACCAACTGCCGGAGGAAATGCGCTACCACCATTATTGCCTTGACCAGAAACCCCGGAACCGCCAACACCGTAGCCGCCATCATATTCACCACAACCACCACCAGAGCCACCGTTACCTCCGTTTGGGCTGCCACCGCCAGCACCACCCCCGCTAGTTGTGTAGCCTAAAAAACTAGAGCCACTGCCTTTAGAACCCAAACTATGCTGAAGTGCTGGAGCCGAAGATCCTCCTGCGCCAACAACAACAGAATATAAAGTCCCTTTTTCAAGGACTACATCTGACGGTGTTAGCATGCCACCGCCACCACCCCCGCCTCCGGGGGCACCGCCACCACCACCGCCACCAGCAACAACCAGCGCTTGTGCTACTAGCTTAATCTGGTTGGTAGCAAGTACACCCTGAATACCACTCATGAAACAGCCCCAGTGATTACACAGACTGTGCCAGACACAAAGAATATGGTCGCCAAGCCACGGGTAAGCAAACTAACAGTAGACCTATCAGTATCAACACCAGACACATACGCTGTCGTGATGGAACAGGTAATAGTAATGGACCCAGTGGTGTTATTGTATATATTCACAACATCACCGGCAGAGAATGTCGCGTCAGGGATTGTAATCGAACCACCACTACCCACAGTGACATGGAATCCAGCGTCAGATGCTTGCAATGTGTAGCTGCTGGTCTTCTCAGCGCCCAGAGATGGTATTCCACGGAAATCACCGGACTGCACCCACCACGCACTGTTTGCCGGGTCTGTCGGATCCTTGTTCAGATTCGATGCCTGAAGCGAAATATAAAACGCCCCATCAGAACCAACAACCGTATCATCTGCCCCGTATGTATACACAGAAAGCCATTGGAGACCGCCCGGTGCCCACTTCCCGGTGGTGGATGTTGGGTTCTGGTTTGTGTTGGAGTCGATCAAAGACTGATACAGGATACCGTTATAGGTAACAGATGCGCCCTTGTTATAAGTCGTGCCGGCGTCCCACTCAGTTGAGTACAGCAGGGTCCAATATCCAGACGTGCTTGTCGGGTCATTGTTTCGGTTGTTGTTTATAAGGGACCGGTAGTAAACATCGTCAGAACCGGCAACAACATCATTGGCCGCATACACTCTTGATGCCAACCATGGATCACCAAATCGGTTTGATGTCTCACCAATTGGATCAAGCACTGCAAGCTGTACATCGTCAGCGTCAGCCAAAATAGCCTTTGCCACGCCATCAAAGAAGATGTTCGGCTGGCGACCTGAAGCACTAAGAATGACCGGGTTGGTGTTTGCTATCGTGTACCCAACATCAGCGTAGGTAGTCTTGAGTGTAGTTGTGCCAGACTCGTAAAAATAGATCTTACCGCCAGACAGGACATCGCCACTGTTGTCAAAAAACTGTGAGTTAATATCGCCAAAACGTGCCATGCTCGATTACCTAATTTGATCTTGAAGAAGTTGTCTGATGATTTTTATTTGCGCATCTGTGTCTGGGACTTTTTTCTTTAACACGGACTTTGCAACAGCCTTTCCAGCTTCAGTGGCTACCCCGCTAACAGATGTTGGCATGTTCGCTTGCATGGCCTGCATAATCTGGCCTTTAAAACCGGTTCTTGCGGCGCCACCCAAAGCGCGATCAATCTCATCAACAAACAAAACCTGTGTCAGTATATCGTCATCAAATTGAGCGCCATACTTTTTCGCGACAGCCTCAAGTTCCTGTATTGCATCATAAAGGGTCACTCTTGACTGCGCATTGCTCATCAGCCTTCTGGAAAGTGTTCCAACTGCTTTATCTGCGCTAGGGCCGATAAGGTTCATTTTCTTTCCAGCGACATCCTGCAAAGCATCAAGGGCCGATATAGTGTCAGCATATGTAGTGTTGACTCTATTATATTTTGGGAAAGAATTATCTAGCACCGTGTCTATATTTCTTCTGAAATTTTTCAGCATGATTTCAGCTTGCCCAGAGAGCCCTTCTGACGTTTTACCGTAACTAACAATCTCATCTATAAACAATTTCAAATTGTGAAGCTCAAAGGCGTTATTTGGATCAACACTGTTAATTCTGCTCATTATCCTTCTGACAGCCCTTTGTGGGCCAGACATACCCTCAAGCTGAGAGCCCTTGAACACTGGAGTCATGTCATCAGCAAACCCAACATTAAGTTCATCAAGTTCGTCAATTAGCTGGCTATAAGCATCATATGCGTTGACTCGTTTTCCTTTCAATTCGGCGTTGGCAACAGCTTTTATTTGTTTCCCTGCATTTTTATTTGCTTGATGAACAAACCTAAACCTGTCAAGGAGCGTGTCTCCAGCAACATCGCTCGCTCTGTTTACCATGCCAAAGCGAGCGTCTTTTTTTCCTTTCTCAAAAAGATCAACCATTCTCAACATTGCAGCATTGTCTTTTTTGGACGCGCCTTTTACTGCTGCTATCACACCCTCATCAAAGCCGGCATCTATTGCTTTAATAGCGGTTGAATCATCTACTATTTCTTTTGCACCGACAGTAATGTAATTGCCAATTTTCTTGCTTGGCGCTTCAGATATTTTGTATTTTGCGACAATAGGATCGTTACTACCCTCACGAATCATTTCCGCAATCTTGGTTTTTGTTGGGGTTGTAATTCGAACTTCTGGTGCTGCCCTTACGCCTTTGATTCCAGCAATGGACATAGCAATGTCTGGGGCTGTCTCTGCCAGTGTTGCAAGAAGCGGGTTGCCCGTTTCCTCTAAAACCCTTTCACCAGCAGCTTTCATCCCCCTATCTTGAACAGCCTGAACAGTCTGCTGCGCCTGCTCCATGCCCTGTCCAGTAATAAGCTCGCCAATTCCAGCAATAGATGCCAGTGGGATACGTGCAACATCAACACCCATCTCCATCAGGTCGCCAAGCCTTTCAAGATTTCTTTGCCCAGATTCCGTTTTTGGCCGAAAGGCTCCAGCCTGCATATCCTCAATGATACGGACACCGCCCTCAAGATCTCCAGTTCCTGACGTGTATCCAAGCCCGGTAAGACCGCCCAATATTTGCCGCCCTACCCCGGATGCAACTGCTCCAGCAGGCTCAATGATTCCAGAACCAAAATAATCTTTTTCAGCAGGCGCTCTTTGTGGAGCGGGGGCCGTGGCACCAAACATGCTCTCAAGCTGGGCTTGTGGGTCTGTAGGGTCGATGGCCTGCGGAATTGCAGTGGCGGCGGCACGTTGCGCAAGCCGGCCCTGAGACACCTGTGTGGCATCTTGTGACATCGTTTGGCTTTGATCGGCAGAAGCTGGTTTCGCAATCTGCTGGTCTGCAAGTCGTCCGGAAAATCTAGCCATAACAGTTCTCTATTGCTTTATGTATAGTAGCCCGTCATCCGGGTCAACATATTTTTCGCCAATAAACAAAAGATCAAACTGATCTTGCGTTTCAGGCATCGGGTATCCGCTTTCATGATAGGGCATGGATGCTCTTTCTTCCACCACATCATAATAATCCCTGTCGTATTTTATTGTATCTAGCGCAAATCCTTTGCTTTCAGCGCTTCTCTGCAATGCGCCAACTATCCGCCTCAAAGCATTTTTGTACTGAACCTCTCCAGCCGCTAAGTTAAGACCGCCAGTTGCAGCTTGTCTCAATATTTTAATATCTGACTCGCTTAGAACCCCAGACATTCTGCCTAGGTTTTGCAACGTCAACAGATCTTCTAGTGCCTTGGCATCTGATTCTTGCTGAATAGATTTTGCTCTGAAAGTTGGTGTAAGCGTATCAACAGATCCGGTGATAGCTGACATGTCACTATTCAAAAGCCTGTTGGCTATATCGTATATCTGGTTGGCTTCACTAATAGCTGTCTGCTGCTCTTGAGTAGCCGCCCGTTGTTCTCTCTCGATCTCCTGCTGACCCTGCTCTGGAGTAATTAGACCTGAGTTCACGTCGCTCTGAATTTTGGCTATCGTGGTCTGTGGAGTCGGCGCCTTCTGCTCCTTACTTGGTCCAGATGCAATCTTTTTGTAGCTTCCATCAGGCTGAATTTCGTAAAGGTCTTGTGATTCGCCCAGAGTAACTCGTTCTCTCAGTGCGCGAGTCAATGCCCCGGTTGCGTATCCGCGATTAACCAGTGATCCAAGCATCCCCTGAAGCTCGGTTGCGGCCTGCTGGTTTCCAGCACGGGCAGCCTGAGCCATTGTCACCATTCCTTGCGTGTCGGTGGAATCAATCCCAAGACGGTTCAGGATGTTCATGCGATCCAGCCCAAGACTGATTACACCATCGTAATCACCCTTTGACAGAAGCTGCTGTGCGGCATAGGCATCCTGATACATAGCCTGCTGACGCGCAGACTCCCTCTGTGCCATCTGCTGCTGGAACTGCGGGAACTCGCCACCGAGAACCGCACCCATGCCTCGTAGTACATCTGCTATTGGAAATTCGGCCATGATCTTATCCGTTATATACGTTTGGAATTAAATCCCTTGTGGAAAAGGTCCCAAAATTAAAATTACCACCTAGGGTTGTGGGCTGCGCAGAATAAGGCTGTCTGGGCGGGAATCTATTCTGTGATGCCATCTCTACATAGTTTGGTATGCCTGCCTGCCCCGGAAACATCATGCCGTAAAGGGCGGCCATATCCCCTCCAGCAGTGAGCATTTGCTGCATGCTAAACGGGTTCTGGTTCTGCTGCATCGGCTGTGTTGCGACACCGGAAGCCTGACCTCCCATACCAGTCAGAGCATTCGCAGTATTTATTGCTTGATTTGTCGCAGCACTAGCAACATCTGTTGCCAGCCCGGTCGTTACGTTCTGTTGAGCGGTTGCTCCCTGACCGTAGATATCGGAAATATTCTGACCAAGACCAAGCTGCGCGTTGGCCTGATTGATTGCTGCCTGATTGACAAGGTCAGCACTTTGTTGGCCGGCCTGTTGCCTCATAAGAGCCTCACGCTGTCCCAGACCGCTCATAACACCTGCCTGCTGCCCCATTAGACCAGCAGCGCCTCCAGCGGCACCGTACCCTCTGGTGGCTATCTCGCCAAGCCTTGCGAATTGGTTTGCAAAGTCTTGCGCATACAATCCAGCATTTAACTCTGCCAGAGCCTGACGGACGTTACCGCCGCCAAGACCACCAAGGGCAGCGGCGTTGCGTAGCTGGGCACGTTCCTGCTGTTGCTGAAGGAAATCAAATGCAGGTGATGTCATGTACTCAGACATTGCGGCCTGCTGTTCTTCTGGACCAAGCGCGCCGGTCAGTGCGGCCTGTCTTCTTGCGGCTTCGCTGCCGTAATCCATGTATGGCTGGTAGTATCCAGTCGCAGTATTATAAAGTCCTGAAATGTCGCCACTGGTACCTTGCAACGCAGAAATGGCCGGAACCAGCCCGGACTGCTCTGTTGAATATAAGCCTGATGATGCTGGATTGTATCCCGGCAAAGCCCGCATTAGCTGCTCATCACTGATGCCGTAACGCTCCGCTGCACTCCTGATACGCTGTTTATCAACATATCCTTGATCCGCTACACGACCTGCAACAGCATCAAACACCTGCTTATCTGTGTATCCGCCAGCACCGCCAAACGCCTGACGAATCCCGGAAACATCTCGACCTGTGGCCTGCTGTAGCTGGGCAGGAGTTACGCCAAACTGGATCATGCGATCAACAAGTTGCTGATCTGTAAGTCCCGGATTGGCGGCAAGTGCCTGCCTGATTTCTTCGTTAGTAGCCATTGTCAGTACCCATTCATGCCGTAGTTCATCATCTGCATATTGCGAAGATATTGCTGCTGATCCGGCGTAATCTGCGGCATATTAGCCCGACCGCCAAGCCCAGATAATTTGCTTAGTCCAGAAAAGTCCAGAGGCTGCATCTGTGTAGACTGGGCAAGCTGCTGAAAGTCAATATCAAAGCCCTGTGGTCTCAATCCTGAGAGATCAACAGGTTTCCCCATAAGGGCGTTGAGAGCCTGCTGGGTGCCAGCATAAGAAGTCCCCTGACCCATCATGGAGGCCTGCTGCGCAAGATCCATCCGTGGAACCATAGTTCTGGTGATTTGATCAGGAATGCGATCCTGAAGCTGGCCGTATAGACCATAGGCGGCCTCGTAGCCGGGACTGAGCGCAGCAATTGCTTCACGACCGTATTTTTCAATATCGGCACGGCGCTGGGCGGCATCTTGCCTAGCAAATTCGTTTGCCTCCTTTACGCCCTTGGCCGCTTTCTTCTGACCAAGAACGTCCAGACCCATTCCGGCACCGGCTGTTATTAATCCTGCTGTTACTGGATCCATGCCCATATCACATCACCCATCTGTTATCTATTTTCTGAAAGCCTAAACGCTTCAGCATGTTAATCAAAGCACTTCTTCCGTCAGGAGCAGTTGTAAATACTTGCCTGCATCCGTCTATCTTCTTTAAAGACTGTACGCCTTTTTCGAATATATCTCTAACCCCTGCCCTGCTTTTCCTCGGGCAGCAGATATGAATCTCTATCTTGTCTTCATCTTTTGGTTTTAAAAAAACCAGCGTTTCTTTTGCGTAAAGATAAAAACAGTTGATGTCCTGTATATCTATAGCCTCAAACCCCAAGTCCTTAATAATTGACCTATCTTGAAATATCGACAATGCTGTTTGCTTGTCGCACCTTTCCAAGCCGTCTACATAAAGACTGAAATCTATACCGCTATCCATCCTTTTGTCCTGTCACCACCGATATCTGGCAACATCTTTCGGTACTGTATGGATCCGGCGCTTCCAGCACTATCTAAGTATAAACTATACTGCCTTGCCTCTACCACGCCTTCCGGGGAGCCAGATCCCACAATCGGAATACCTAGCGTAGCATCCTGTGTGAACTGACGGAACGGCTGTGTCATGGTCCCGTTGGCGTCCACTATCGGCTGGGCTACGTTAAGTCTTGGGCTTGCCATTATCCCACCAGATCAGCAGTCAACTGAATGATCACCGGCTTCACCGGGTCAGACAGCGTGAACCTGAACATCTCAAACCGTGACGCGCTACCATTCCTGCGCCAGATACACCGGCGGTTGTATTCACCGATCTTGCCCATCGCCCTCTGTCTGGATGCGCTCCAGCGTTTTCCATCAACGCTTCTTTCCATAGTCATGACTGGGTCGGTGGCGTCAGTGTTACCAACACCTGACTCGACGGTTAGCTCGATCATCGGCACGGTGAACCTTTGCATGTTGTTCTGAAAGGGCTGTGTAACGACCGTGCGCACAATATTGCTTCCGTATTCGGTATAAACATCTGGATCAAGATGACCAATCCTGCCGTCATTTATGTCACCACAGAAAACCTTGTTATAGGCCTGAACCATTGACGCGACACGATACACTGACTGTTCGCTCTGAACACGGGACTTTCTCTCATGCCATCGGCCAGAGATCAAATCGTAGACAAGGCAGGTGTTGTAAAGCGAGAACCCGACAAAGTATGCGCCCTTTTGTGCATAGGACCAAGCATATATTGTTGATAACTGGTCGGCGGTCAGGTCTTGCAGGATGGAGTCGATGGCGGTTGTGGATATCTTCTGTACTGTATTCCCGTTCAGGCTCCAGATCGCGGGTGACTCGTTTGCGCCACCACCAATGAATACAAATGTGTCCTGAGTGTTAATTGGACTGAATGGAGCCGATACGCCCTTTGATAAGAACAAACCAGTCCTCTGAAACGGGAAGTCGGCACCACCAATGTTCTGGAAAGCCTCGATGGTTTGTGATCCAGCAATAAATAGCTGGTTCTTAAATACAATCGGGGCAACAATGTCATCAGGATCAGACTCAGCGGAACCGAAGTCCAGAGCAGAATACGAAAGCCCATCATTCAAAGCAGACACAATAAACTTCTTGGAGTCGGTGGTGCAGCAGAAATACCCGTCAATGAAGACCACATACTGGGGATTGCCGTTTGCAGTGAAATCGGAATCGGTAATCTGTGCAAATGTGTCTGTGGAGTGATTGTAGATATAGCCATTCCCGCCGGGGACCAGCACCATTAACTGGGTGCCATTGTCCGCCATCGAAACCCGGCCAGTACCAGCCACTGTTCCAAGCGCCGTCAATGTATATGTTGCAACATCATCAGTGATAGTTTCGACCATCTTGTACAGCTTGTTTCCGTTCACAAAATACGGAACACCAGCCATCTCATGGCCGCCACGGTTTGTCTCAAGCTCGCTTGATATGGCAACCTGATTCAAGCCCGGAGTGCCAAACAATGTCTCCTGACTCAACGCCTGAGTCTGGACGATGTTCGGATACCAGTTGACACATTCCTGCGCAGAGATCGGCAGGGAGTCACTGATATATGATCCGTTGGCTATTGGTAGCTGGATAATCGGCATCAAAGCGCCCCAAGGATGGCATCTTTAACTATGATGTTGTCGGTTGTAGATTCGTTTCTGACATACAGTTCAAAGTAATCAGAAGCAGAAAGCTCGTAATTCAGGAATGTCACAATCTGCCGTGGTAATCCAGCAGAGACTGTTGTGGATTGCTTGGTTGTGGCCACCACAGAGCCATTCACAGCGATGTAAACACTAATCAGGTGGTTTGACCCACTAGCAACATCAACCGTCACCAGACCATTTATGACGTGCCTGCCGGTGTCTCCGGTGTGGATAATCTTCCCGGTGGTGTCACCTGAATAACCGCTTTCATCGCCAACAACAAACGTCCCAGCCGCCTTGACCGGGGTAGCCGTGCTGGATATGACTGTGGCAGTTGAGTTGCCGCTCATCGTGACGGTTGCGTACTCACCGGTTTCCCTAGACGCGATCGTGATGTAGTTGTCTGTTGCTGTCACAGTAATACCGTCACCGGCAACAATACTAGCAATGACCGGGCTGGCCGCACTAGCACTCAGCAGTACAGGGGATCCAGTTGTATCAACGCTGAAGTTATGGCTGATCTCAACACCGTTCTCAGCAGAGACAGTTGATGTAATCCCTGATCCGTTCTCAATGTTGCGGATTTTATTTACAGTCCCATCAACATCAAGTATTGCCGTACCAGTGACAGCGCCATCTTGAACAATAGACCCGGTAACACCTAAGTTGGCCACAAAGTTATCGTATGAAATCTTGTAGTTCGTGCCATTGACAAAGTAATCAAGAAACGAACCAGCATCAACCGATGCCTTGGCTACAAAATCACTTTTCTTTTTGCCGTTCGCTCTATCAACCATTGGTGTTTTGCTCCAAGCCAATCGCCCCAGTAGTCTCGGCAAGAATGCTCGCTTCTGAGTCCGGGTAAAAATGAGTATTGAATGCCTGACCGTTCCCCTCGTTGCCTGAGCCGACAGGGAGTGTGGCAGGGAACGCAGTGGCCCCGATCCTTTGACCGAGTACCCGCATGGTCTGTAAGCCATCACGGGCCGCCTGAGCCAGTGCTGCGGTTACAGTACCGTTATAATCTGGTGCCACCTCGATTGCCATATTCGCAATCAGCCCCCGCAGTGCGCCTGTCGGGATGGTGACTGAATCTGATAGATCGGATACTTCTGTGTATCCAAGTGATATGCCCTGAGCGTCAAGCTGGAGCATGTAGTTATTCATAGCAAAGATGAAGTCCTGATACTCGTCAGCCTCCAAGGGAGCCTCTGAGCCCTGTACCAGTATCCTTTGAAGTGATGCTTTTGCAACCTGCGCAACAGTAGCCATTATTCGTATTTCGCCCCTTTAACAGATTTACTCCCTTTGCACTTCCACCGTTTCCGGCTGAGCCTCAATGGGGAGTTTGGGTCTTTTGCGGCCTTGGGGTGATCTTTCATCTGACCCGCAGACCTTGCGCAATATGAATCACCCTTGCTGGTTCCGGGACGAACACGGGGTCCACCACCCTTCGCCTTACCGGACTGGCCATAGCTGACCTTCTTGCCGGATGCAGTGATCTTTACTTTTGCTTTGCCCTTCGCGGGCTTTCTGGAAGTCGCCATAAGGTTAAGGGGGCCGAAGCCCCCT